AAGGCTTGTCAGCAGAGATGAGAAAGATGTGACAATCTTTACAATATTGTCTCCGACGCTGGTGACGATATCAACGACAGCCTTCCCGATCTTCTCAATAACCGTTCCGATCGAATCAATGATCGGTTTGATCTGTTCCAGGCATCCCTTGAACGCCGTGACAATCTTCGGCAGCTCTTTCGCCGTTTCCGATACCATCTTGGTGATATCCGGGATATACGGCGCAATCGCCTTCGTGATGTCCGTGATCGCTTTGGAGATTGTATCGACGATTCCATTAAACGCGGTAATAATACTCGGCAGCTGCTTCGTCGTCTCCGTTACCATCTTTGTGATGTCCGGAATGTACGGAGCGATTGCCTTCGTGATATCCGTGATCGCCTTTGAAATCGTTTCAACGATACTGTTGAACGCGGTGATGATGTTTGGAATCTGTTTGGTTGTCTCCGTGACGAGTTTTGTAATCTCTGGAATGTACGGAGCCAGCGCCTTGACAATGTTTGTGATCGCGTCGCTGATCACCTTTGTTACATCCGTGAACGTTTTCGAGATGTCTTTCATCAGAGGCTCGAAAGCCTTGATGATCGTCGCGATCCCTTCCGAGATTCCAGGAAACGCGTCGCCGATCGCCTTTCCGATGGACTCCATCACGGTGCCGATCGCTTCCGCGATTCCCGGAGCGTTTTCGCTGAGGCCGGACAGGATGTTCTTGGTAATATCCGCGCCGCTCTTGAGGATATCCGGCAGCGCCTCACCGATCTTCTTGATGATATCGCCCATCGTTGTGCCGATGGTCTTCAGGATCTCCGGGCCTTTCGTCGTTACACCCGTGAGCAGGTTCTTGATGATGTCTCCGCCTTTGCTCAGGATATCCGGCAGCTTTGAGACGATCCCCGTCGCAAATGTCCCGACCGCTTTAATTGCGCCGGTGATCAGTGTCGGCGCGTTCTCAATGATGCCCGTGAGCAGTACGCCAACCAGATCCGCTGCTGTTGTCAGAAGTTCCGGCAGTTTCTCGCTCATTGAGGTCATGAAGTTGGAAATAACGACGGTTGCCTGCGCCATCATCTCCGGGCCGTTTTCAACGATGCCTTTTACCAGTTCCGTCAGGATATCGATCCCCGTATCCAGGAGAGCCGGAATCGCCTTGACAATGTTCGTGGCCAGCGTCGTGATGATTGACGCCGCGAGCGGCATCAGCAGCGGCAGGTTCTCCGTGATTGCCGACATGATCGAAGAAATGATCTCGCTGCCGGTCTTGACCAGTTTGGGAAGCACTTCCTTGATCTTTGTGGAAATGCTGGCGACGCCTTCCTTGATCTTCCCGACACCGCCTTCAGAATCTCCACTGAAGATATCCGTCAGGCCGTCCATGATCGTCGTGATTCCAGGCAGGAATTCCGCGATCATCTTGTTCTTCAGCCCCTGGAAGGACTGCGTCATGTTCTGCAGTGAATCCTGGAAAGCCGCAGCAGCCTTGACGTCTTCATCGCTCATCACGATTCCGAGATCATGAGCCTGCTGGCGCATGGCTTCGATCTCTTCCGCGCTCATGTTAAGCAAAGCGCCCATCTCTGTCGCGCCTTTGCCGAAAAGCTCCTGGGCAAGCCGTGCGCGTTCGGTTTCGTCCTCAACGCCTGCCAGCGCGGTGACTGTTTTGTTCCAGAGTTCCTCCCGGCTCATGCTCTGCGCTTCCTCCGCAGATATTCCCAGAGCCGAGAACGCTTCTGACCCGTTCTCCGCAGCTGTCGACAGCTTTATCATTGAATTTTTCAGTGAATCAATGCTTGTCCCGCTGTGCTGTGCGATAAAGTCCCATTCCTGGTACGCTCTCGATGAGATGCCCATTTTCTGAGACATCTTATCAATGTGATCGCCGTATTCAGCCGTCGCCTTTGCCGCGCTGAAAACAGCCTTTGTCATCGCTGTCACGCTGGCCACTGACGCAGCCACCGCCGCCCCGATGGCCTTAGCGCCAGCGCTGAGCGAACTGCTGAATTTAGAGGTGAACTTGCTCCCGGACGACTTTCCAGCTTTCTCCGCTGCTGTGTCCGTTGTGGTCGTCATTTCCTTTGTGATCGCCTGCTGCGCCCCTTTGAGTGTAGGGACGATAGTGACGGCAGCCTGCGCGACTTCCACCATTGCCATTTATCTCACCTCCCCGGTTTCTTGTGTTCGTTCCGTTTCTTATCAAACCAGGCTCTCAGCTCCTCAGGCGGGAGAGCCTTCTTTCCGATCGTCTTCTTGTCCTTATCATTCGGGCGCGGATACGGTTTCGGCTTCTTCGCCTTCTTACCGGATCCCATGGCGCACAGGTTCGCGTTTATCATCGACAGCATGTCATAGATATCCGCGAGGATCGCGTTTGTCTTGAGCTGCCCTGCCCACCTGGCAAGATCCGGCTCCAGTTCCATCGCCGTTTCGCTTGTTATGTCCAAATGACGTAAAAAAGCACCGAGCGCGCTCCAAGGCAGAGAGCGCCCGATGTCTTCCAGATTGTGGCCTGTCTGTATCAGCAGGTCCTTCTCTACCGCCTCGCGGTGTTCATTTATGAATTCTGCGAGGCTTTTGATTCCCCCAGCCCCTGGCCTTCGTTCAAGCCGTAAGCGTTGAAGATTTCAAAATACTCCATGTCACAGAGTTCTTTGTCCTTCAAACCAGGCGCATACTTGAGGATGAAGTCGCGGATCAGTTTTCCCTTCTTCACGATATCCTCTTCGTCGTCAATCTTCGTCATGGCCTTCGCGTCCTCGAATGACAAGCTCTTCAGTGACGGAATAGAGTATGTTGTTTCCGGTTCGTCTTCAAGCGCGAACATAAACGCCTGGCGCTTTCTCAGTGTAAAAGTCGGTTTCAGGTCTGCCATTTTTTTCACTCCTTTTATGCCAATAATGGGAGGCGGGTTTCCCCGCCTCCGTGAATCGTGATCAGGTTGTCGTCTGGCCGTCGTCCTTCATAAAGGTCCAGGCGTCAGCGGAGACCGTAGCGCCCCAGGTGATCGCCGCGCCGGGAGCAAAGGAAACATCGTCCAGGTTCGTAATGAAACCGCTCTCCGTTCCGAGCATGAAAGTATCGTCGCCGTCCTTCATGATGAACAGGAAAGCTTCCTCGCCGGAGATAATACCTTCCTTGACTTCGATCGCTTCCAGCTTGCCATGGCCAGACGTCGCGGAAGTCTCGACCACATTATCCTCTCCGAAGAGCGTCATCAGAACCTCTTTCGTCGTGGAGATGATCGGAGCCGTTACAGTTCCGGTCGTGTCAGTCTGGATCTGCCTCCGGATTGAGTTGCTCCAGTCCTTCAGCGGCTCAGCGGACCTGCCGTGATGCCAGGTAATACCATCCTCCGCGATATAGCCGACCTGGACCCAATCATCGTCGAGTTCTTCGGTCGGATACGCCGGGAGATCGGTCCCCGCCGGAGCATGGTAGAACATGCCCGTCGCGAGGCCAGCGCCGAGATTGACAGCGTTGCTGCTCATAGCTTTTTATCCTCCTTAGGTGGATTTCTGCCCGTCGTCCTTCATGAACGTCCAGGCGTCGGCGCTGATGGTCGCGCCCCAGGTGATCGCCGAGCCGGGAGCGAATGAAACATCGTCCAGGTTCGTGATGAAGCCTTTGGTCGTACCGAGCATGAAGGTATCATCTCCGTCCTTCATCAGGAACAGGAAGGCTTCTTCACCAGAGATGACGCCCTCTTTGACTTCGATCGCTTCCAGCTTGCCGTGAGTGGTATCCGCCGCGGTCTCCGTCACGTTCCCGGATCCGAAGAGCGTCTGCAGGACTTCCTTGGTCGTTGAAATGATCGGAGCGGCAACAGTGCCGGTCGTGTCGGTCTGAAGCTGCCGGCGGATGGAATTGCTCCAATCCTTCAGCGGTTCAGCGGACCTGCCGTGATGCCATGTGATGCCGTCTTCCGCCACATAACCGACCTCTTTCCAGGCAGATGCCAGTGTCGCGGTCGGATAGGACGGGAGGGCCGTGTTCGCAGGGGCATGGAACAGCATGCCAGTCGCCATGCCAGCACCGAGGTTGACAGCGTTGCTTGCCATTGTGTTTAACCTCCTCAAATGTTTTTAGATTCGAGATGTGCCACGACGCGGACCCGCGCCGAGTACATCGTAAGATCCGGCCTGACGGGATCAGATCCCCAGCTGCCGGACGAGTTGACTGATACATACCGGATCGCGGTCGTCTGGTCGCCTGCGGCCTTCCGCAGGATCCCCAGCGCGTTCCGGAGCGTTTCGTTTGCGTCGGCTGCGTTTTTCGCCCTGGCGTCCAGCGTGACATCGAAAGAATCGATCTGTCCGCTTTCATCCGTTCCTCCGACCTGTGTGATCAGGATGCAAGGCGTCGAGAAGTTTGCCGGCAGCGGTCTGCAGTATGCTGTCATATGATCCTTCAGCGCCTTCCGGACTTCGTCCTCGATGTCCACCGACCGCCGGATCGTGATTGTGTTCTGACTCATTCCGCGCTCACCGCCCCGCTTAACGCTTTATCCTCCGATTCCGCGATACAGCTCTCCTTGTCCGTTGTATAGACAAAGCCGAGCGCCCGCTGGCTTCCGTAGGCTCTCCCGATACGGGTTCCGGAATGGAATCCCGTTCCTCCGCGTGTATTGTTCTCGTTTGCCCGCGCCCAGATCTTGTCCGTCGCAGCCTTAACGACGCTCATGGTTCCTTCACATGTCAGGATCTGCTCAAAGCCTTCAGAAAAAAACTCAAACTCCAGCTGCTTTGCCATTATCCCGACCACCTCTCAAGCGATGCCTGGACGCTGCTGACTCTCCCCGTCGGAGACGTCCATGTCTTCGGCTCGCCGATGATCTGATAGTCATTCCCGCCAAATCTGATCTTGTCGCCCGCGGCGATATCAGCCCCCGGAGGGAAGAAACATGTCAAACCTTCAGAGATTCCGAGTACACGTCCATCCTGGGACATCGTTGTGGCCGCAGGCTGCACTGAGCATCCGCTGATCTGCAACGTTGACACCTTCTCAACGCTCCAGTCCGGTTCCGTCGATCCTCGCCGGTCGATGGTCCCCGGGCGGATCCGCGTCACGGTGTCCTTCGCCCATGATGGAAGCGCCATCAGAACACCTCCCTCAGCCGGTATGGTTCCAGCGTTTCGACATCAGTCGACTGCAGAGCACCAGCGCCTCCGCCGTTTGACCAGTTCGCAGAATACGAGATCGACACACCGCCTGCGGATTCAGAAGCGACTCCGTTCGTGTCTACCAGCGCCCTGGTTGCCCGTCCGGCGATGATCTCTTTGATGGATCCCATCAGCGCGGAAGGCAGGCCGGCAGCGTACACCACGACGATCTCCGTCTTCCTGGTGATCCTGTGATCATACACATCAAACAGCCGCAGGATTCCGTTCGGTTCCAGTGCGAAATCCGTCCAGGCCTCGCCGCCGATTGTGACAGACGTTACACCCGTCACATATGCGGCCGGCAGCTGGATCAGGTAATCTCCGCCGACACGTTTGATTCTGCCGTTTCCGTAGAGCAGGCGTTCGGAGAAAGAACAGGCCTGAGAAGGCGAGACATGCCATCCGCAATAATTCCGCAGCCCCATACATGCCGCTTTGATAGCCCCGGAGATCCGTCCGTCCCCTGCGAACTTGTTCGCGGTCATCGTATTGAACTCTTCAGCCGTCAGCATATCCGCCAAAGCGTCCGCGTCTGTGATGGTATATCCCCATGATGTGATCAGGCTCATTTGTTCTCCGCCTTCCTGGCCTTATTTGCAGGCTGCTTGGCTTTCGCCTTCGGCTCTTCCTGCTTCTTGACCTTGGCCGCTGCCGGTTCGTACATCTTCGTTCCGTCGATCACGAGCGTCTTCATTGGTGCTCACCTTCTTTCGGGAAAGGGACGCGGTCTTGCGGCCGCGCCCCGGTTGGTTAGTCTTCCTTCGGTTCCTTGACCAGGTCGACGAAGTCGAAGTGGTTCATGTACGTCACGCCGCTCTTGACGGTGTAGACGTCGAGGCCCTTCGCGATTTCCCTGATCCTGACGACCAGGAGTCCGTCCGGATCCAGCGTCACGGGATCGTGTTCGCTGCCGACAACCTTGACGGAGATCGAAGAAGCGTCGTCATCCTCGAAGTGAATAGCGAGATAATTGCCTTCCTGTTCCGCGGGATCTCCGGAGAATCCGGTGTACCCGGTCACATAGTGCAATGTACCGCCGATCTCACCTTTTCCGATGAAGACGTCCTCCTGCAGATCTGTTACGGATTTACCGAGGAGATCTGTGTCTGCCGATATGTCTGCATCTACCGACAGACTTACTGAGGGTCCGTTGCCGCCTTCACGATCTTCACGAAGCCAGCAGGCCGACGCACGGCGAGAGCGAGACGCTCTTCGCAGCGAATGGTCATGCGGTTCTTGATGAAGTCGTCCTGATCGGTGTTTGTCGCCTCAACGGAGACGCCGCCCTTGCTCACGACAGACGCGCAAGCCTTGAAGGAACCGACGAAGATTTCACCGGTAGCAGAACCGGAGACGGGAGCAGCCGCGAAGGAGCTGCAATACACCGGGACGCCCCAGAGCTGCTTGCCCTGGCCGTCGGCGAAGTAGCCGCCGCCGATGTATTCCTTGGTCGTGGTCTTGGCCAGACGCAGGATCTGCCAGGTCTTCGGGTTCATGATGATCGCGTCGGCAGCGAAGC